AAGTCGTGCTTCTTCCAATAGTCCTCGATGACCGTTGCAAGTCCATCCCGATGATCCATGCGGTCCTCGACGAACTCCTGCACCGAGCCATCGTCGCATGCGATCAGCACCACGAGCGTGTCGATCCGCTGACCCGTCCGCTCCTCCCACATGTACGAGTAAGCGGCGGCTTGATGGAAGTAGTTGGTGATCCACTCCCTGCGCTTGGTCTTGCCCGAGGTCTTGAAGTCGATGATGGCGGGTGCCCTGTCGTAGTCACCGATGCAGTCGGTGCGACCCGCAAGCATCATCACATCCGACCACAGCGACTTCTCGATGGCGTAGATGCGACCGATGCGCTTGAGGTAGGGGAGCAGAGGATCGAAGTGCCACCTGTTCTCTAGCGTGATCGGCGTTCTGCCGAAGAGCAGCCAATCCTCCACGACCGTGTGGAGTCGGTTGCCCCGTGCAATCGCCGCCTCGCTGATCTTGGCGTTCTCGGGATCGGTACGCCACTTCGCCCACTTGTCCGCATCACGGTGATTGACCACGGTGGTGACGGACGGGAACCACTTGCCGCTCGTGGGCGACCGATAATAGCGACCCTTGCCCTCGGCTTCGACGGACTCAAGTTTTTCCGCATCCATGGTCAATAATCCTTCATCTTGCTGCGAGGATGCGCAGCCTTGATCTTTGAGATGACTTCCTTGAATCCGCTGTCAGGACGGCGAACGCCAAGCCTCACAGGGTCGATTAGGATGGGAGCCGAGGCGATGAACTGCTCAACCGCCTTCTCGCCACAGGAGGGACACGGAGCCTTGCACGGCTTCTTCCGATCCTTGATGAGGCGGAACTCCTCGAATCGGTGGTCACAGGCTCCGCAGCGGTAGTCATAGTTCGGCATGGTGTAGTACCGTATTTATCGGCACAAACCACCATGGTTATGGTTCAGAAACGGGAAAAGAGGGTCTTTACCAAGCGGTGGAACCACCCCTCACGCACGGGCGGAGGGGTGGGCGGAGGGGTGGGCGCAGGTGCGGGCGCAGGTGCGCTCCCGCCCGCAGGGGCGGGTACGGGCGAGACTGTAGCCTCGTCTTTCTTGACCGCCTTCCTGACCGCCTTACGCCGTTGCTTGGACATCATTCTCTCCCATTTGCCGACCATCGCCCCTGACCAATCTGCTCGACATTGGCTTCCTTCACCCAAAAGGTTTCGTGACCCCAATCTGCGCTCGTCGTCGTGACGAGGTACTGCCGACCGTGATTCGGGTGATGCTCGACCCTGCGGACAATCGCCGTCTTGTTCTCATCCCGAAGCCACACACGCTCACGCTGCGGACGCTGCCAACCCGATTCCTTGTTATCAGTCTCCATGATGAATGCCCTCCCGAGCGGAATCTATGTAGGCTACATATGGGACGGAGCCTCAAATCATGCCAATGACCATGTCCATTCCCGAGATTCTCGCAAACATCGTCCGCAACGCCTCCTCGAAGGAGGATGTGGTTCGGATGCTGCGGGAGAACCAAAGCCACAGCCTGAAGCAAATCCTGCACTACGCCTTCGTTGACAGGGGCAAGTGGTATCGCAAGGACTTGCCGCCGTACACGCCCGATGCCTCGCCCGAGGGTCTGACCATGTCGAGCCTGTTCCAAGAATCGAAGAGGCTGTACATCTTCAAGGAAGTCTACAAGTTGGACAGCCAACGCAAGGATGCCCTGCTGATCCAAATCCTCGAATCGGTGCATCCCACCGAGGCGAAACTCATCAAGGAACTGTTTGAGGGCACCTTCGGCAGGGCTTACAGCCTCGACAAGAAGACCGTGCTTGAGGCATTCCCCGATCTTCAGGCTACCGTGCTTTCATCGTGACTTCCCTGCCGTAGGCGGCGAGGAACCACGAGTCCACGATGTCCGACACGGGGCTTCCGCAGTCCTTGCCTCCCTGCATATGCACGGGCAGGTCGATCCCTGTCCGCAGCCTGAAAGCCTCGACCATGGCGCATTTGTCGGCGTTGCCCTTGCCTGTGGCGAACTTCTTCAGGGCTGTGGGTGCGATCACGCTGAAAGTCAAACCATTGTGCCACAACTTGTGCTTGAGCAGACCGCAGTTCTCACCGAGATGAAAGACCCTTCCCTTCGCACCCATCGCATAGTCCTCGATCACGATGTGGTCGGCACCCATGCAGAGCGACAAAGCCCAACTAGAAAGGGCATGGAAGCGTCCCTCGTGGGATGAGTATGTGGGATATGGATGACCGACCCAAGCCAACCCATCGACCCCTCCCGTCCCCTCGCCCTTCTTCGTAGGACTTACGAAATGGGTGGTGGTCAGGAACCCACCATCGACCATGATGGTCAGGGCGGGGCAGGACATGCTGTAGTCGATCCCGACGATCTTCACCGAACTATGTAGCGGTTGCCCATCGGAAAGGTAGGATGATGCGATGCACATCGACACGATCAAGCAGATGGTCGAGGCGGAACTCAAGATCGACGGGACGGAGTTGGGGGACGAGAGCCTCCGCATCCCCGTCCTGCACGGCAAGTTCCTCAACATCTTCCATGACGAGTCGCTCGTCCTCCGCAAGGTCGAGGCTGACTTCAGGACGCTGCGTAGGCAGAAGTGGGAGTGGTACAGCGGGAAGATGACGCAGGACGAACTCAAGGAACTCGGGTGGGAACCCTACGCCGCCCGCATCCTGCGTCAGGACATGGACATCGTGATGGATGCCGATCCCGACCTCATCCGTGCAGCGCAGAAGGTCGAGATGCAGAGGGCGAAGGTGGACTACCTCGACTCCATCCTCAAGGGCATCAACAACCGCAATTGGGTGATCCGCAACGCCATCGAATGGCGGAAGTTTATGAGCGGAGTGTCATAAGTATCCGCATGCCGTCCCTTGAAGTCCGCAGCATGAACTCGGCGCATCTCCGTGTCGTCACGGAGAACGCCGTGGCACATGAGTTACAGGACTATTTCACCTTCGAGGTGCCTGGGGCGAAGTTCACGCCGCAGTACAGGCGGCGGGTATGGGATGGCAAGGTGCGGCTGTTCAACGCCTACTCGGGGCTTCTCCCCGCAGGGCTGCTCGACTACCTCGCCACCTTCTGCCGTGACCGTGGCTACGAGATGCGCTTGGACTCGACCGTGGCGCAGCCTGAGCCGAAGTTCGACTGCGACAAGGTGAAGGGCATGATGGAGGCTCTGAAGCCGACCTCGGGCGGTCAGCCGCTCGTCCCCCACGATCACCAAGTGGAGGCGGTGTGCCATGCCCTCAACCGATCACGCTGCGTCCTGCTTTCCCCCACCGCCTCGGGCAAGAGCCTCGTGATCTACAGCCTGTGCAGGTACTACCAACAGGCTATCGCCCCCACCCGCAAGATTCTCATAGTCGTTCCGACCATCTCCCTCGTGGCGCAGATGTACGCCGACTTCAAGGACTACTCGCAGACGGTCAAGTGGGATGCCGATGCCAACTGCCACAGGATCGTCGGCGGCGAGGCGAAGTTGACCGACAAGCAGGTGGTCATCTCCACATGGCAGTCGATCTACAAGTTGCCCCGTGCGTGGTTCGATAACTTCGAGGTCGTGATCGGTGACGAGGCGCACCTGTTCAAGGCGCAGAGCCTGAACGGGATTATGACCAAGTTGGTGGATTGCCCCCACCGCATCGCCCTCACGGGAACGCTCGATGGGAGCAAGATTCACAAACTCGCCATCGAGGGTCTGTTCGGACCCGTCCACAGGGTCGTGACCACCAAGCAGTTGATGGACAGGGAACTGCTCACCCACCTGCGGATCGAGTGCCTCATGCTCCGATATCCGCCCGAGGTTCGGAGGAGCGTGTGTGGCTTGGACTACCAACACGAGATCGAATGGCTCGTCGGCTGCGAGAAGCGGAACGACTTCATCGCCCACCTCGCCTCTGCGTGTCGGGGGAACACCCTCGTCCTGTTCAACTTCGTCGAGAAGCACGGGAAGCCGCTCTACGAGAACATCAAGCGTTGCGCATCCACCGTGATCGAAGGCAGGAATGTGTACTTCGTGGCGGGCGAGACTGAACTTGAGGAGCGTGAGGACATCCGTACCATCGTGGAGCAGGAGGAAAACGCCATCATCGTGGCGAGTTACGGGACATTCTCGACGGGCATCAACATCAAGTCCCTGCGGAATGTCATCTTCGCCTCCCCGAGCAAGTCGAGGATCAGGGTGCTTCAGTCCATCGGTCGGCAGTTGAGGAAGGCGAAGGGCAAGCACATCGCCAAACTGTACGACATAGCGGACGACCTCCATGACGGGGAGAACCTCAACTACACCCTGAAGCACTTCCTGAAGAGGGTGCGCATATACGAGGCTGAGGAGTTCCGCTACAACCTCGTCAAGATGCCCCTCGACATGCGGATCGAACGCCCGAAGGACACCAAATGACGCAGGTCTACCCGATCAGGCTGATTCGGCTCGTGACAGGCGAGACGCTCGTGACGGGCTTGGGTGAGAGCGGCAAGAACAACTATGTCCTAGAGCGTCCGATGCTTCTCCTCACCATGGCGGTCGAGGACGAGGGGCAGGATGGCGGGGGTCAGAACCAAGTCAGCGTGGTGCTGAAGGATTGGATCGACTTCACGGCGGACGACTACATCTTCGTGAGGAAGAGCATCGTGGTCTGCATCGTGAAGCCCGTGAAGGGGATCGTGTCCGACTACATGCAAGCCAAGATGACCTCCGACATCATGGACGACATGATGGAGCGGAACAACCAACCGATGACCGTGGACGACCTCGCCGCCGACAAGGATGACGAGGGCAACCTAGCCGAACCCGAGGAAGACCCCCGTCCCGACGAATTCCCAGGTTGGGGTGGCGATCCCGACCTCACTTGAGGAAAAATGCAGGATCGTGAGCGTTCGCCCACGAATTTCGCCCCTAGTACTTTTAGGACTCAATTGAGTCTCTGAGTCCTAGTACTGATTGATACTTGGTACTAGAAGTCCTAGAACACTTCCTCAAGGATTTTCTCTAGAGGATACTCCTGAAGGGTTTTCTCTAGAGTAAGACTAGTAACCTTGTTCCTGTTACCTAGTAACTACTAGTTCGACATCTAGAGGGTACTCTTCAGTCGCTTTCTTGGAACTTTCTAGAAGATTCCTAGAAGCCTCTTGGTCCTAGTATTCCTAGAGGTATTTAGAAGGGATAAAAGATAAACTATCTTTGATTCCACGGATTTCGGGAAAAATCGTAAGATTTCTTATCGGATGTCCACACCATGTTGCCGTTTGCTGCCGATAACTCCTGTAGAAACGGGAAAGAGGCACTATGGCAGCGAAGGGTCAGGGAACGCACTACATCGACAACGAGAAGTTCCTCAAGGAACTGATCGCCTACCGCAAGTCGGTCGCCAAGGCGAAGAAGGCGGGGAAGAAGCCGCCAGGTGTGAACAACTACATCGGGCAATGCTTCCTCGACATCGCCAACAACCTCGCCAAGCGACCGAACTTCGCCAACTACACCTACAAGGAGGAGATGGTCTGCGATTCCGTGGAGAACTGCATCATGTATGCGGGCAACTTCGACCCACGCAAGAGCCGCAACCCGTTCGCCTTCTTCACGCAGATCATCTACTACGCCTTCCTTCGGCGCATACAGAGGGAGAAGAAGCAACTCTATGTGAAGATGAAGTGCTTCGAGCAGAACGACCCCACGGGCAAGTTCCGCAATTGGATGGAGGACAGGCACCTCAACTACGGCGAAGGGGAGCAGAGTCCGTTCGCTGACTTCATCACGGGCGAAATCGCCGCAGAGTCGCTGAAGCCGAAGAAGAAGCGTCGAAGGAGGAAGGTGACCAAGGACAACGCCAAGGGACTTGACGATGTGATGGAGGACCTGTGATCGCCGTACTGAACGACACCCACTTCGGCGCACGGAACGACAGCCCGATCTTCCTCGACCACTCGATGGAGTTCTTCGGGGAGACATTCTTCCCGTACCTCAAGCGGCACGGGATCACCCACATCGTCCATCTAGGGGACTTCCTAGACAGGCGCAAGTTCGTCAACTTCCACACCCTCAATCAGGTCAGGACGAGGTTCCTCGACCCCCTGAAGGAGATGGGAGTCCACATGGACATCACCCTCGGCAACCACGATGTGTTCTTCAAGAACACCAACCGACTCAACTCGGTCGTTGAACTGTTCGGCATGTACCCGAACATCGCCGTCCACGAGTCCCCGACCGTCCTGTACCTCGACAGCCTCCCCATCGGCTTGGTGCCGTGGATCACCAAGGACAACGCCGAGGAGTGCCTCAAGTTCATCCGCACCGCCCCCGTCGAGACGCTCATGGGGCACTTCGAGATCAACGGCTACGAGGTGCTGCGTGGTGTCGAGTACCACGAGGGCATGGATGCCCGTGTCCTCTCACGCTTCAAGGCGGTGTACAGCGGGCACTTCCATTGCCGCCACAGCAAGGGCAACATCCACTACCTAGGGACGCAGTATCAGATGACCTTCACCGACCTAGGGGAGCGCAAGGGATTCCATGTGTTCGACCCCGACACGGGCGGGATGGAGTTCGTGGAGAACCCTAGGACGATGTTCCACGAGATCGTGTACGACGACAGGGAGCATGACTACGGCATCCACAACTGCAAGCCCTATGTCAACGGCTTCGTCCGCATGATGGTCAGGGCGAAGACCCGACCGATCATGTTCGACAACCTCCTCGACAGGATCAACGAAGCCCCCGCCCATTCGGTGACGGTCGTGGATGAATCCGATAACCTGAACGCCACGGCAGGGATCACGGCGGCTGCGGACATCTCCAAGGACACCCTCAGCCTCATCTGCGACGATATCGACTGTATGGATGGTGTCGTCGATCCCGTCAGGCTCAAGACCTTGATGCGGGAAATCTACGCCGAGTCCGTGCAGACCTGATTCCTTGCAGTACTATTCCGACATGAGTCAGCCGAAGTTCATCTATTGCAAGACGATGCGTCTGCCCCGTGCGCTCCTCTACATGGCGACTGCCCTCGTGATGGTCGTGGCAGCGCAGGGGTGCGGGAAGAAGCGACCCGACTTCGAGGTCTTCGAGACGAGAATCTCCGCAACGGTGAGCGACCCGAAGAACCCTTCCGCCCCCGTGACCGAGCATAGTGCCCTGATGAAGGCGTACTTCAACCACATCGACGGGACGGTGAATGTCACCCTCGTCGATCCGATCCCGTCCTTCACCCTCCAATGCTCGGACTGCGTCGATGCACTCATGGCACGGGCATCCACCGTGATCGGACAGGCGTATCCCGAGTACCGAGGGCTGACCTTCAAGAGTGGGAAGTAGCCCTGCCCTAAATAGCGGCATGGTCAAGTCGTTCATGGAGTGGTCAACAGCGGTAGCCCGTGGGGGTGGCGGTCATGTCACCGCCACGCTCGACCTCTCGAACGGAAAGTCCTCCCGAATCAAGCACCCTTCGTGGAAGGATGCCCGAAACCTGTCTCCGTCCCGCAAGAAGATTGCGAAGGAAAGGGAGAAGACTCCCTATTGGAGTTCAGGCGGGATCACCTAGATACGGGCGAGGTAGACTCCACACCATGAGCAACATCAATCTGTTCCGCCTGAACTCGGGCGAGGAAATCATCGCTGAATGCGACCTGTCGAAGTGGTCGAAGGACGAACACGGCTTCCGTGCCTACGAGATCAAGAACCCGATCATCATGCTGCCGATGGGCAACGGAGAGATCGGACTCGCACCGTGGCTCCCGTACTGCGAGAGCAAAACGATGCTGATCCCGACCTCCTCGGTCCTGTTCACCGCCGTCCCGCAGAAGAACCTCAAGGACAAGTACGGCACCGCCGTGTCGGGCATCGTCGTGCCCGAGGCATCCGTGTCCAAGAACCTCCGACTCGTCTCGGAGTGATCAGACCGACATTCGGCTGAAGTTGCCACGCTTCACGAACTGAAGCGTCCTGTCGAACTTGTCCTGAAGCACCTCCCTCGACTTGTGGCTGATCACGAAGGTGTTCGTGTCCTTGTCGAGGGAGTTGACGATGTCGAGGAAGGAATCGGTCGCCTGATCGTCTAGGCTCCCGTCGAGAATCTCATCTAGGATCAGGAGGTTCGTCGTGATGGAGTTCTTGAGCGAGGCGATCCTGCGCCATGCGAAGAGCAGGGCGAGGTCGATCTTCCGCTTCTCCCCCTCGCTGAACGAGGCATAGGTGAACTCGTCACGGTGACGGCTCTTGATCGTCTCCGTGAACTCCTCGTCGAGCCTGAAGTCCACGAAGAAGTTCATCTTGGACAGGTAGGCGTTGATCGTGTCGTTGATGACGGGGATGTAGTTGCGGATGATGCGGCTCTTGATGCCGCCGTCCTTGAGCAGGGTCGCCGCAAGCGACAGGTAGTGCTGCTCCTCGACCAACTCACGCTTGCCGTCGAGAGCCTCCTCCTCCGCCCGCACCGCCCCGTCCAACTCGTCCGTCCTGTCCTGCACGGCGGCGTTGCCCATGTTGCCGATCAGCCTGATGTTGTTGTCCGCTGCGGCGATCTCGTTGTTCCTCGACACGATGAGGGCGTTCAAGGTGCGAACCTCGGCAAGCACGGCGGCGATCTGACCGATCCGTTCGTCGGCAAGCGATACCTGTCCCTCGATCTCCCCGACAGCCTTCTCCATCTCCCCGATCCGTCCCCTTCCCCTATCGACCATG